TATAAGCGACCTTTAAGTTTTCTCCTTTGATGTAATCCCAGCTGAATCTCTTGACCTTGACGTTGAAGTTGCCGCTCGTGTAGTCTCCTGCAGTTGTGAGATCCCACAAATCAGAATGAAATACCACTACTGCTTGATTTCCGTTCTGTAATGCATCGATAGGCTGCACGAAATTATTCATTATATTAGCCTGCGACGTGTCCGAGTATACTCCCTCGAGAGTTATCTCCCTGACCACGTTCCCCTCATCGATTGCCTCGACGTCCTTGCTGCCGCTCATAGGATAAGTTTCTACATCCAGACTCGAACTCAAATCCGGATGCTCTTTTTGTATATCTCCAAGATTTATTCCGTTTAATGTGTACGCCATCTATACCATCGTCCTTAAGGCATTAATTACCTCATCCCTAACCATGCTGCTCATTCTTCTCACATCCACATCAGAGCTGATGCGATCGACTCTTATTATTATATCGCCTACTGTGATGCTTTTTGTTGTTTCTCCTTTAGTTCCTGTAATCGTATCGTTCGAACTGAATTTAATCGGAGCCTGCCCAGGTCTCCATACAAAATCGCCAGCTCCAGAACTTCCGCCTCCTCCAGCTCCAGAGAACGGATTCGCATAATTTGGTATGTTCCAAGTGGGCGGATAATTTGTACTCGTAGTATTTCCAGGAGCTGCGCACACGGGCCCTCCAGGAGTCATAACAGCATTGTATGCATTGCCGCCGACTATATACATCGGTCCTTTGTTTAATGCTGTGTTGAGTTCGTTAATCTTTTTAACAGCATATTCTATTATATTATCAAACATCTTGTTTGTGACGCTCTCCAAATTCGGCGCGAAAAAATTAGTTGCGCTTTGAATTATCCTCACGAAACCTTCTCCGACCACAAGTTGAGTCGTGTCCATAGATATCTTTGCATGGTCCTCTATTTTCTTGTAAGCCTCTTTAAGAGTCACAAGCCAATTTTCCATCATCACGCTTGTCTCGACTATAATCTTTGCTCCGCCTACTCCGACTGATTGAATCGCGCTATCCATTGTATCAGAGAATGATGTTCTCACCCAATCGAGAGGATCAAGAACAGTAAGTAATGCTACTCCAAGTAATTTTATTCCTGCGAGCACTCCCTGCACAGAAATGGTTGCTGCAGTTACCATCTCATCGAAAAATGGCTTTAATAAGAATGCTGCTCCGGCTGCGTACGCCTGACCAGCAAGTCCATATTCTCCTCTCATCGCAAATTGCCTGCCAAGTTGCATCGCCTCTCTCGCCTTATCTATGTAAGGCTTTATAAGAATCCTGAAAAAAATACCAATCGGCCTGAGTATGTCAATAATAGGCCTTAGACCAATCGCTACTATATCTCCTATAGGTCTTAAAATCATTCCTAAAGTATTAGCAATAACCTTTAATGTGTTCTGAAGTTGTGGTGATGAAACTACCAGAGCTCCAGCTATGCCGGCTGCCATTCCTAATCCCATAGCAGACTTTCCAAATACTGACGCAGCTCCTCCTACTTTACCAGTGAAACTCGAACCTGTAGCAGCTTCTACTATCTTCTTTATTCTGTCGACTTCTCCTGCCGGTACAATGAATTTTAATTTAACACTTGTCTCAAACACATCTGCCATAATTATCCCTTCGACGCATTCTCAGTGTCTCTTTTTTCTTTATCCCTTACAGCCTGATGGATAGTTAATAGAGCCTCCACCTTCTCGGCTCCTTGCATGGCTGTGACTTCAGGCGACCATCCGAACGTCGTTGCGCACAGATAGTCAATTATGTCGTCCCGCACATCAGGACCAGCAATACCGCTCTCAACGGCCCACATCAGTCTGCTTTTTTTTCATCGCCAAGATTATTGAACTTCATTATTTCGTCTGCAAGAGCCGTAGCAAATACCGGACTGAGTTTCTGTACATCAGTAATATCCAACTTGAATGGTGCGCTGAATGTTCCCTTAATTATAACCAAGTCTTTGAACAGTTCGGAGTCTGTTTTTACAACCATTTCCTTCCCGATCACGCGCTGATCGTTGGCCTGCTTCCTGCACCAGGAAAGTTCGCCGTTGCTCATCTTCTTTATTACTACCTTCTCATCCTTGCCTTCCCACTTTATAGGTAGTTCTTTCTTTTCTTGCAGATAATTAAATCCGCCCTGCATGAGGGCGTTCTCATTAGTTGTCAATTTAATCAAGCCTCCTCTACACTAAACACTTCTCCACTTATCTTTTTTGATTTGATTAGTTTACTTACTTCTATCTCCGCGTTAGTTTTATCCGCAGAGTTTACCACTATGCCAACCATTACTCTGAATCTCAAGTTCATCACAATGGATTGGTTGCGGTATTGTCTATACCGACTATGCTCGTCGGAGCTCCGATTGAAAATCCTCTTACTCTTTGTACAGTGAGCTCTCCTACTTTTTTAGGTATGTCTACGTTTACTATCTGTGACGTGCTGAGAGTTACTGTAAGACTTCTCCTTGCTGTTGTTGCTCCTGCATTGCTCCATGTCAATACTAATGATGCTGCCCCTGCTGGATTAGTTCCTGTCAATGGTCCTGTCGCCTGTCCGTAGAACTGCTCAAGCAAATCGTCGTTCTCGAACGCTAAGTCTAAATCCCATTCGAATATCATCTGCTTCCAGATTGCCTTGCTTGCTATTCTGCTTCCGACTCCCCAGACAAGCTGCGCATTCTTCAAAATCCTCAGTACCACTGATTGAACTCTCACAAGAGTAGTACCTGACGGCATCTGCATGCTTCCTTCACTGAATATCAACAAATCCTCTGCATCAGTTGCCGGCGATGTATCAATCCCTGCGTTAGATTTTAACGTGCATGCGTACAAACAATTCAATACCACTGGTGTGGATTCACCCACTCTCATTGTCATCTCGCAAGTGTCTACAACGCATCCGAGATATTTCTGAATGACATCCTGGTCTAAGTCTGAACCGTCTTCCAGAGTGAATGAACTCGCTGCATATCCTGTATTGTCCACATATGTGTGTGAGTAACCGTAAGTTACATCGTCTGCATCTGTGCAGCTACCCATAACTAATTCCAAGAAATACGTCGACGCTAAGTCGAAATTGCATGTGATTTTTCCTTCAAATAATCCTGCAAAAGTCTTAGATGCATAAGGAGATCCGAGCCCGTATACTGGTGTCTCGTTCATGTTCTCACTTGGTGTCACTGATTGATTATGTCCTAAAGCCACTGTTATAGATGCAGCTGCAGATCCGTATGTCGATTCTTTTCCGACTTGAATGTAGTTGCTTGATCCGCTTATTGGAAAATCAACTATAAAAATCCCCTCCCTATTTTATATATTTTATATTATCTCCAAGATTGTTTTTATATTTTGTTCTTCTAATTTGTTTGTTCTAAAAACTATGCACTTCCATCCCCATTTCTTGAAATATTCCATTCTGTTCTTTGCATAGTCATTATTATGATGAAACGTGTTGGCGACTTCAATGCAAATCTTCTGCCCGTTCACATTCACAAAATCAGGATTCTTGAAACCTATCAGAAACGAACCGTTACCGACATATCTATAAGGAAGGTTGTGTTTCTTTATTATCTGAATCATCTGCATCTCCAATGATGTCGGTCTCTTGAATAGTCCTTTTAACTGATTTCTGATAGTCTTTTCTCTATATTCTTTATTCTGCCAATTTAATTTTGAATTTTTTGAGATTTTTTTCCTAGTTGCTTTAGATATTTTAAAACCTAAAGTGTTTGTATTTCCTAAAAGAGATTTACTTATTTTTTTCTTTGTTCCCTCAGAAAGTTTCTTTCCTCTAAGCCCAAAATTAGGATATTTATCTTTAGGGAATTTATAACCGCCCTTTCCTGTATTCCAAGGTTTATATCCTTTCTTAAAGCACGTTTTTGGAGAATAGCACTTCCCCTTATTTGCCTTTGAAATATTATCTTTCCATTCCTTTGTATATTTTTTAGCCATTTTAAATCACCTCAAGACATAGCGGAATAATAAAATCTTGACTCTGTTGAAGTATTTTTTCCTCTCGGTTTGGTGGTATTAAGACGGGTGATGTGCTTTGAGGAATTATTAATTTAAAGTAATGAAAATCTTTTTTGTTCTGCATAATCAAGGCCCTTGCTTCTGTTATTATGCTGGCCAGCTCGTTCTCTTTTATTGACCATACCACGATAGATCCTAGAATGTCTGTTATGTTTCCCAATGATCCTAAGCCGTCTTCCATTGTCCTTATTGAAATAAAGTTTACATTTACCCTTGGATAGGAACTTATACTTAGATCATTTCTAGGCGTGTCCGGGTATATCCAGGACTGGCCGTATGAGTATCTTATTTCAACTATCGCTCCATTGGTTGGAGGCGTTAGGAAATAAACTACAGGATTAGAAAGTTGCGATGCATCGTTGTAATCAACATAATAGCCCGTATAGTTTGTCTGCAGCGTGCCGTTAACATAGATGCAGTCTATGAATTTTACATCATCGTCAGGCAGGTCGAACTTTATCTTGCTGCCGGTTCCACTCTGAGTGCTTGTCTTTATCGCACCTCTAGAAAGCGGATCAGTTAGTTTTTTTCTAAAGAAAATTATTAGCTCTTCCTTTAGTTTGTAAGGATCCATTATTCTGTTTACAGTTTCAGCTGCTAAAGTTAGACTTTGATCTATGCCTGGTAAACTCGTATCAACTGTCAACGTTGTAGACTGATAGAATGATCCTATTAACGCTTCTAACTTTAAAGAATCTCCGTTAGCATAACCCCCAACAAAGTTGGCTAGGTCAAATGCAAAAGAGCCGTCTGATTCAGTTATTTTTGTTTCAGAAGATTTTTTAGTAAGGTTTCTCAGAGTTACAGAAACACCAGAATATGGAGATGTTCCATTCGAAGCGTAAATCTTTCCTGTAACAGGAAAATTATTTATAGGCATTTTATTCTCGTCCTTTGACTTCGTTTATAGGATTTCATGGCTTCCTCAATCCTAAAATAAGTTGTTTAATCTCGATTTATATTTCAAGTGCAATAGAGAGGTTTGATGGATTTTGCTTCTTTCGCCTCAGTAACTATCGCATAGATAAACGGACACGCATCGCACGTGCACTTCACCGGGGTATCATTTTCAGTCAGACCATACGACCCGCAATATTCGTTCTGCGTTCCCTTATGCCTGAAATCGCATTTATTTCTGAACGCCTCATAGTCTACAACAACAAATACTTTCTCAAGGTTTGTAAACGCTTTTACCTTTCGCTCTTCAAGCATTCCATCAACCTCTCGTACACGGCTTCAGGCGAATCCCTTCTTATTATGATTGCCTTCTGATAATCTGTGAAACCCTTGTCTTTTGTTACTATGTAGGCGTTGGTCTTGCGACCAATTCTCTTTATTGTATTGTCTGACATTCCGTTGTTAATCACGATGACTTCCTGGCCCATCTCTTCCAAGTATCTAGCAACTGCTGGTGAAACGCATTCGTCGCAAATGACCGGCCTGTGCGTCATTTAAAAGCTTCCTTGATCATTCTGTTAATCTTGTCTTTTGACTGAAACAGTGCTGGTCTTAAGAATGGCATCTGTCCGGTCTCCCGTCCAGGGTGAGGATTATTAAGATCATACATAAATTCTACATAAGGCGCGTAAGGCACGTTCGTTCCTACAACAACCGAGAGCTCGCCGGCGTTTATCTTATGTTGTATCGACGCCCTGAGTCTGCCGGTATCAACAGGACATAATTCCTTCGCCTTGCCTTCTATCAAGAATCCTATCCTGTTCAGCAACGGAATCAACAACGTTCTTTTTATGTTCTCGTCATTGAAATCTACAATAGCAATCTCCTCACTAAATTTTATATGCAACGCATGCATCGTAAATATGATTTTTGTTATCGTACCAGGCAACAACTTTTTTTATTAAGAACGTTTCCCCGTCAACAACTATCTTATCGTTCCTTGCTATGCTTACGTTGCCCGGCTTGTCAAAAACTAGTGCATCTCCCTTCTCTAGAAGGCCTTCCTGATCCCATTCGAATTTTGTTTCTGTCTTGAAAAATATAATCTCCACTTCTTCCGCAACTGCGTAAGTCAATATCTCGGATCCGGTAATGTTGGATTCTGTTTTTGTAACTCTATACAATGTAACGGTTCTCTTGCTGTCGTTAAATATAAATTTCATTGCGTTGGTCATCGGTCCATTTCTCGGCATATTTAATCACCTATATGATACATTGACGTAGTTCTCTCCCAAGTTCGTCTAGCAATCTGTCCCTGATATTTTCCAACTTCTCTAGACACTTGCCTAGAGTAATGTTCGTGTCTTCGAGCGTTACTGACTTTGGACCTAAAGTATAGGCTTTTACATCGTGGAAGGATCCTCCTGTCATGCCGCATAGAGCCATAATGCCGGTCAATGCTGACGAAAGAGTTTTGACATTCCTGGGTACAGAAGTTGTGCCATAAGTATAAACTACTTTGACTTTTTTCTTTCCCAGTCCGACTGGTATCGTGGTAGTTATCAATTGAATCTTGCCGCTAGGCCAGTAGTGAAAATCAGTGTTCTCTACCAACGTATCGTCAACTGTTCCATCGTCCTTTAGAAACTGCAGCGTTGTTATAGATTGCACTGGGTATTTTGTTAAAAGAATGACATATTTTTCGTCCTGAGTCTCAGAATGATACTGCCCGTAGTCCTTGCTTCCCTGCACTGTTATTTTTTCAGCGCGTCCGGGAAAGTAGTCTGTCTGGGAGTTTGCATTGGACCATGTCTTGCCGGTCCAGTTATCTATCTCCACATCCGCGTCCTGTATCATAGAACTTATATCCTCGTTCGACATGTTCGTGTTGTCAGAAAAATATTTGTAGTTGGCCGTTATCGCTGTTCCATTCGCAGGTATGCTTAGAAAAGTTATTACTCCGCTAGAATTGTTAATTGTGTAATCTACGCCTTGCGTCTTTGCCGCATTGCTGACGTAGATAGTTTCAGAATCGTCAATTATGTTATCATTGTCCAAATTAAAATTTGCTGTTGACCCATTGCCAGTCCCAACGGATTCGTTTACTACGTTGTTGGAAATTCCAGTGAGCCTCACAACGTCTAGGATATTACTATAAGGCATTTTGTCAGCCTCCCTTGATTAGAAAATTGATTACCAAAAATATTGTCGGTACCCCAAGTATTGTTAACAGTGCGTATATCCATTTCCTGTCTCTCTTTATGTCTCTTAAGTCGCCCATCATGCCTAGGTCTTCCGGCACGTTGGGATTTCCTTTTACTGCGAATAATATCTGATCCAATTTCACATTAGTTGCCATATGCCTCGCATTGCAGAATTCCAAATGTACAAACGGGTTCTGCTTTGAAGGATCTAAATCTTTTTCAGACATTATTTAACCACCAACGTAACCTCTAAAGTGTTGGCTGCGTCGGTGCTCCTGACTATGCATATCCCGCCAGGACACGGTATCCCTTTGAACAGAAACTGTTGAGATGCATTGCCCTTGGATGCGACTTCCACAGAATGCCTCTTGTATCCATACTGCTTGTCATAGAAGTCGACCTGCCCATCGTTTGATGCATGCCTGTTGGAAACACTTAACGCAGTAATAGTAGAATCTCCTGGTCCGAGAATCGGTATGCCCCAGTGCATGTAATAAGTTCCATCGCTTCCAGGACTGCCCGTATCAACCACATGCCTGAACTCCGTACATCTTGATTTGTTGGTATCGTACGCAGTAACAAATATGATATCTCCATTCGAGTATGCGCTTGCAAGATTAGCAAGATCGCCGTCAAATGATCCGTCCGCTGCTATATTGACTGTTATATACTCGCCAAGATTTACATCGAGAACCCTGACGTAGCCAGATGTCATTTTAGTAGAACCATCGCAATCATAAATAATTCCAGTTATAGAATACGGATTTCGGGGAATTTCAATCACCCTCTCCTTGTTCTTCTCCTGCTCCTACATGTTCCATTCTATGACAATTCGCGCAGAGAAGTTTTAAGTTTTCAAGACTGTTATTTGTTCCATCCCTGTCAATATGATGAATATCTAAAACATGCTGATTATCAATTCCACATCCTTCACAATGTCTTCTATCTCTTATGAGTATTTTTCTTAAACTAAATACTCCTCCTTTAAACGCTGGATGCATCTCTGGTTGGTAATCCTCTTTTTTGAACCAAGCCGGATGACCTTTCTTGAATTCTGTTTTTGGATGAATTCCAGAATGCTTTCCTTTTAAAGGATGTTCCTTTCCAGACATTCCATCCTTGCCCCAGAGCTTCTTACCTTTAGTAATTGGGATATGCCCTTTCTGAAAACTTGTAGGTGTAGCATGTCTCGGCATTTTTTAGTCACCCGATATATTTATAATGTCCTTCTGGATCCTTTTCATTGGAATAATTTGGAGTCATCTCTCCCTTCTTGTGAGGCTGAATTCTGTGAATTATATTAGAATCGTGATACCCTGTGGTGTTCTTGTGCTTATGCTGCTTGATCACTTCGCCTTTTGTGTTAGTATAAACCTTGACTCCGAGTCCGTACTTGCCTATTCCCAGTCCTGCTATCAGAGTCACTATAGCAATGAAAACAGTCTCGACTGTCGTGTCCTTTACTGGGCATTCTACCGGCTTTATGAAACCATTATCTTCGCACCATGCATAGCTGCACTGTTGATCAGTTGGACATTCCGGACATACACACTCCGGGCATTTAATATCTGGACACGTCGGACATCCAAAAAGATTGATGCTTCTCAAGTCTATCGTGGTGTATCCATTGGGATTGAATGAAACGTCCTGGCTGCATACTGCATCAGAACATCCTTTTATCTGCAGTTTGAAGTTCTGCGACATGCAGTTAGGTATTCCCTGAGAGCCCACATCCACTACCAGTTCTCCGTACTCATTCGTAGAACCGTCATAGACAACATTGCCCTGGTATAAAATCTGTACTCCGAGTCCTATCTCTGCCCCAGGCGGGCTTGTCAAGAACTTAAAAGCAAGCGGGCATGGCTGCATTCCAGTGTCTGCCATTGCTACGCTCGCCATAAGTGCGAATGAAATTAACATCAAAATTATTTTATTCATTTTTACCACGATCCTCGCATCAAGGTTATGTTCGCTCCTGTCTGTACCGCTATCCACAGAGCGTCTCCCCTTGTTAGATTATATTGATTCGAAGTCAGACTACAGCTTGTTGCCATCCTGCCCCTGTAGAATGAGCAGAATTTCTGTTCCTGAGTGCTCCAGAAACTCACCCATGTGATGTTCGCACAGTTAGGGCCGTAAGAAGGTTGTCCTGTTGTATTTGTGCAGTTGTTCCTTGTTATCGTAGCGTTAAGATCCGTTATTTGTTTTAATACTCCCACAATATTCCAAGTAGTCAATCCTGCTGTTGTGTTCGAATAAAGAGTGACATTCTGCCAGGCTAATGGCACTGCATAATGCCTTCTCATTATTGCTACGTCTGCATTGGCGTATACGAACGCTGACCCAGCGCTGTATGGACTTGAAAAATTAGACGGTAATGTGGAGTTAGTAGATCCACCTGCGGTGTGAGTCCAGAATACCTTAAGCATGTTGTCCCACACGCTGACGTAAGTTATGTTAGTAACTTCCGCTGCTATCTGAGCCAGAGTCTTATTCTCATAGCCGGTTATCAAGTTCCATCCTGCCTTTAATCTATACATGATATAAGACTGGTTCGTCTCTATACCTGAATTTCCTGCCTGATCCTTAGCTCCCATAGCTACCTCAGCATAGCCATCTTGTGTTATGCTTGATGGCGTGACGTTGGCCATGCATACGCTATTATTAGAAGAAGTGTCATAAGAAATCTCCGATGAAGCATTAGTGTTTGTCCCATCGCCCCAATAAAGAGTTAAGTAGCATCCACCAGGATTCTGATCCGTTATGTTGGCCGTGACGTTGATATAGTTCCCGCCCGTGCTTTTGTTGCCCAGAGTGAAACTCGGTGTCGCAGGGAAAGTCGGTGCAGTAGAGTCAACCTTGAAGTATCCAAATCCTGCCAGAGTTGTGACATTCTCGTAAATGGTCCAGTTATGATATTGACCGAAACCAGAGTCTATCTCGAGAGTTGTCTGGTTATAGAAATGAGTAGGAGTGTCGTTCAGCATCGTCTTGTTGGACAAGACTGTGCCGTTAGAATATCCTATAATCAATCTGTAAGTATAATTATTTTCTGTGCAGTTAGCATTCCCCGAGAAATTGAACCACACAGTCTTCGAGCTGAGCACAGAGTAGTTCACCGGTTGCTGTAATACCACCGATGCTAATGTTACCTGGCTTATGAGAATTAAAATCGCAGCAATTGCGATCACTAAAATAATAATAAGTTTTTTATTCATTTTGTTGCCTTCTTTGTTGTTGATTTCTTCGCCACAACCGGCGCCACAATTGGCGCTGGCGCGACTTGTACCGGCTTAACTTCCTCCGCCGGCACTATGTTATCAATGACTTTCTGGATTGTTTCCTTGAAATTATCAGGAGCAGCTATCGTCTGGCCGTTCTGAAAGTCCAATGTCTTGCCGTCTACGATAAACCCAATATCCTTCCCGCTATTATTTTTGTACTTCATCATAAGATTCCCTCGGAAGTACCTAGTGAGTTCCAAATAAAACCAACGTACATACGCTTGATGATGCGCCTGCGCAGTTCAAAGTTGCTACGTTAGTTGCGAAGCCTACTTGAATATCATTTTGTGCATCCGCGTTTGTTGTAGCAATTGCTCCTGTTATTGTCTTGAATTTCCTTGAAGTATATGTGTTCGTATCCGAATACGTAAGATACACGACTTCCATCGCAGGATCGGCTACTTCTATGTACTTGGTTATTGTTGCGTCAACCATATTTTTTCCTCTTTTTTATTTTTTTAATTCGAATTTTTACCGTTACCCGACCTCACACAACCCCTGAACGGTACAGACACAAAATTAGTCTGCTAAATCATCAAAATTAAGCTTTGTTTCTTCCAAAGACGTAAAAGACTCTCTTCCTGTCGTCGGTAGATCCGCCCACTGTGATAGTTAGAACGCCTGTCGTTACAGAAGTTGTTGGCTGCTCAGCTATGATTATACTATCCGTTGTCGAATGTGTATAACCAACTACTGAATCAACTGCGGCCATTCCGTAATCGGCCAGAGTCACAAGTATTGTGTCACCATCATCGACGGTTGCGGCTGTGGTAATTTTAAGCACTTTACCAGGTAAAAACCTGTCAAATGTGCATCCTGAAGTTACTTCACCCATTTAATCACCTAAGTGCATCCCGTCAAGATGGAACAAAATGCTTCTGCTCTGACTACTAGGGCTTCGTATGCCTTCAATGAGAACTTCACGCTATCGTTGGTCTTTGCGAGCTCTTCATAGACCATATCTTGCAATACAGCCATAAAGATAACGCTCATATCCAGGATATAGACGTACCCTGAAGGCACGTACCTATCCACGATAACTGGTACTCCATCGAAAGACATAGTCTCGATTCCCCAGGCGATCTTGGTTGTGTCTACCCATCTCTGGTAATCCATCATCAAACCCTTCAAGGAATTTGACAATGTGTTTGTTGTTACCAAAAGGTTTATGACACCACCGGCATCTCTGCACTGAGCAAGCTCTGTTCTTAGAGCGCTGACAGTCAAAGGCCCGCTTAATGCCGTTGTATTTGTTGTTATCAACTGTGTTAATGAGCTCATCTCTGGGCTCGTTCCCGCTGCTTGCAAGCACAGCTGATCCTCGTATCTTTTCAGACCGATGGTTCTGTTCTGTACTTCCAAATTCAACGCATCGACGTAACCTTTTCTTGCCGCGATCGTAGGTCCAGAAACTCTTCCAGTTGAATAGAGATAAGTCATAGTCGTGCTGAATCTGTCGTACGTATCAGTTAGATCGTCCAAGGACGCATCCTCGTTTAGAGTGACTGCGTTTGTCAATGCCGTGATCGCGTTGTAATCGTAGGTTATTCCCTGTATCGCCCTGCGCGATAGCATTTCAATGAAGGGGATTTCCCTTCTTGTCCTATCGATTATGTCCGGATCTACATAGACGGGTATTAACGCATACCCAGCTGTTCCTGCACCACCTATTGATGTTGAAGTGAACTTCTGGATAAACTCCCCGTAAGCTTCCTTGAATGTCATACCGTCCGCACGCTTGTCGACTGAGCTCATTATTCCCCCGTAGTATTCAGAACCCAATAGACTAGACTCAGGTAAAACTGCTTTCAATGCCTCTTCGAGCTCATAAGGCTGGTTGTAGACTGCGAACTTTTGAATCTCGCTATTTGGCTTCACGTCCTTTGTGGTTGCCGTAGCATCCATCTCCGGACCTGCCGCCTTGTAGACGGGTTTCATCTTTTCCACAGCCTCAGCTATGCCTTTCTGAATTCTGGCATCGATTTCCTTACTCAACTTTTCTGTAACTTGTTCAATAGAGTCGTTTTTAACGTCACTTCCAGCTGTTGCTTGGACGTTTGCTTCTGGCATTTCGATTCCTCTTGTTTATTTTTATTATCAAGGTTGGGATTTTCGCCCTCAACCTTTGGAGCATTAATTTTATTGATCAACTCGCCAACGCTTTTAGAATCTTTTTCTGTCCAGGGTCCGCGATCTAATCCCCTGAAACTTTCCTCACCCAGTTGCGCAGTGCATACAGCGTACGCATTGGCGTTCGGGTTATCTCTCTTAACATCCTCGACGCATCTATCCCACTTTGCAGAATGCGTGCCTTCGCCAGGTTTGTAAATGTCCTGGTCAGCTGCGTCTTCTTTGGGCTTTATTTTTGCGTTAACTTTTTCCTTTTGATCATCATCCAGCTCAGAATAAGGTTTGTTAAACATATCCTGGGCCACGTCATCTCGTTCTGATTGTTTCTCTATAGATTTGGCAATTATTGAAAAAAATGATTTCCTATTAGAAGGTATGTCTACAACGGAAACCTCGTAGAGCTCCATCTTGGTTATTTTATTTACTTCCTTTCCAGATCCGGATTTTATACCTACGCGCTCAAGAACTTTGCCGCCGACCGAGAACGATTTTATGATTCCGTCCTCGATAAGACCCCACGCCTCCCTAGCCTTCTCCGTCTTGTCAGAAATATAAGCCGTTACTATGAATTCCTTGGAACTTTTGTCTACGTAGCACGCATTAGATATCCCTTTTCCTATCGGATCCGTGTGCTTGAACCTAATGACAGGATTCGTAAGCCATTGCTGCAATGAATCGTCGAACGCCTCCATGGCAATTATTTCACCATCGCGGTCTATTTCCTCCAGCGATGCGACTCCTCTGATTAGTCTTTTTGCAGAATCAATGCTTTTTATCTCGAACGAATGGTCAAATCTTTCAAATATACAAATCACCGACTGTACGCCCTCAATTCAAGAAATTTCTTAACTTTACTATGTCCAAGCCACTATCGGCCTCGATTCGAGCGTTAAAAGTCTTCTGTACCACCACAGTGCTAATTAATCTTAGTTTAAACTCAATTTATAAATCTACTTGTCGTTTCAGATTACATTTAAAAATGTTATTTTTCAACTACAGGCAAAAAACTGCATCTGCAATATACGTGAAGGGGGATTTTGCCCTTGGCATCCTTTAAAAGAAATTCTTTTCCATTCAATGCCAGGCATCTGTCACACGTCCTTCCACCAGGAGCTGATGGCGTGGCTATCCAGCGAACTTTCTCTATATTCCCTTCTTCATAATGCAACAATGCGCCTTCATTTGCACATCTTATCACTTCTGTCCTAGCTATCATACGGGCCCTGTCCTCGTCATTCACTACTGTTGCGATAGTATTCTCAAGTTTGTTTAAGGTCCATCCCTCTGTTATGCTATGAATCAATGCGTCCTTTATTGAAAGTTTCTGCTCGTTAGTTACGTCAGTGATCTGCGACATTGTGTATTTTTCTAGAAACATAAGAATCCACTTTACAGTGCCTTCAAAATCCCAACCTACCCATTTTTTCATTTCCATTTCAACATCTTTGTCCGTGATGTTTTCTGATCCGCACGCTGGGCAGGATGTCTCGCCACTAAGTAGAATCTGTCCGCAGCTCTCGCATCTTCTTATCCTCCCTGACCCAAGGCGTACTGGGATCATCGCGTATCCCGCAGTCCCCTGTCCGCCAGTTGAGGTGAGCGTGAATTTTTTGAAATCATTTAAGAATCCATCTAAAACGGTCTTCAGCTCGGACGCATCGACTTTGATATCCTTCGAGATAGAGCTGCTCTCAGTGTCAATAGAATTTATTTTTATTGCGTCACGTATGTAAGTGCTCCTGAACAGTTCAATAACCATCGGGGAGTTGCCGAATCTAGATCGAACCTCTTCGAAAGTGATCTCGGTAGAAAATACCTGAGCCTCCATAAGCATAAAGAGCCTGAAAGATTCTGACGTCTCCATGTAGAGCGGTTTGAGCTTCCAAGAGTTCTCGCATTCTATAAATTTATCAAAATCAAGTTTTATTAACGCCATTCAAAAGACCTACCGTACTGCATATTAGTTGTTCCTGTCCGACTTTTATTTGTATTGCTGTACCTCTCGAAGTGATCTGATTTACCATTCCCTGTAGAGTATTGTCCATTCCTTCCTGTCTGCAGTTGGTAACGAAGTTTGTAAACCATATGCCGTAAGCTATATACCCCACTGCTATGACTAAACATATGATTAGTCCTATGATAGCTAAACTTTTTTTATCTAACATACTTATCCTCCTCATTTAACCCCAACGTTTTCCGCTCCCTATCACTACTTTGCATCCGAGCGACCATGTCGTCCTTAAAATGTTTATAACGTCCCCGGACGTTGTTATCGTTCCTGTACTTGTAAAAATAACAGCAATGCCCCCGACGTTGCACGCTCCTATGTCGCAGTTCTCAGCGCAGTTTATGGACGTGCCCGCCTGAATGCTAGAGCAGCCGCACGTATCCCCTCCACCTGATGTTGTTATCGTCGCCCTGTAGACCGCCCAGTTATTCGATGAATCGTTCGCATAAAAGCTGACATTGACCTTGGCTCCCACGGTCGAATTCAGCGTTGTGATATTATAAGCCGTCCCTCCTGACGCCAAAGCCGTCCAGGTATAATTAATCCACGTTCCCGTGTTGTTCGTCTCAAAAATATAACCGCTCAACGCAGTTTCGTCATTAATAATTATTGAAACATTTACAGGATTTCCAGCTATTGTTGTGTTCGCATTATAACCTGAGAATGTTGGCGGTGTTGAATCCCCTCCTGCTGTTGTTAAATAACTGAAAGGCGTTACACAAGATGTTCCGTTCCAGTTATTTGAAGTGTCATTGGCATAAATGCACCAAGATATGTTTGCTCCTATTGTTGAATTTACTGTTTTAGTAACGTTAGACCAGTTTCCTGCTCCTGTCATTGAAACCCATGTATCATTAGACCAACCACAATTGCCTGTATATGTATATGTTATGTTGAGATAAGGCATATAGGTGGATGTTCCGTTATTTTTATCTTCAAAAGTAGTTTGAGTGTCAACAGAAAAAAGTGGAAGTGATTTCAATACAAAAGAAACATTTTTATCACCGTTACTATAACTTCTACCAACTGCTTGTGTAACAGTCCAGTATTTCCTTTCTCTTGGTGTTAATAGCGTTGTAACTGTATTTTCTGCAGTCAAATTGCATCTTGCTCCATTAGTAAATCCAGTTCCACATGGCTGATTATTCCATGTTAATGTGCTTTCAGTTTGCCCATTCCATGTGGTATCATTGACATGATACACGCTTGTATTTGTTGTATTTCCAGCAGTTGTTTCATACAATGATAAAGTTGCACTTACTATTGTTGCACCAACAGGTATAGAAGAAATGTTGAATTTTATATAAGTTCTCCTTTCATTCCCAGAAGAATCAGCAGTAACAGTAAGGTCAGAATTATCATAGTTATCATCTGGCCAGAGTTCTCTACAGTATAAATCGCCTAAGTTTTCAGTATTAGCAGTTTGTAGTTGTATTGTTGGATTACAAAATGCAAGACACATGCTTCCACTCCAAGTCCCATTACAGAAATTAAAAATATATCCGCTCAAACCAGTTTCATCAATCCAATTCAAACTGAACAGAGTAGGCTGTCCCGCAAGAGTAGTGTTAGTTGAATTCAAAGAATAAACAGGGCTTACCATATCGCTCTGTACATTTAAATTAGTAGAGTTAACCCAATTGGAATATGCTGACCCGTTGTACGCACGAACCGAACACGTCCAGTTGGCTTTGTACATAGGAGGCGTGACATTAGTTCCTACCGTAGTAAGATTGTTAACATTAGCAGAGCTTCCGTTATAACTCTGCAAAACTGAATCTTTATACCATACAAAGTCTACTCGTCCGTTATCCGCCCCGTTATATATCGCCGTGCAGTTCGTTATCGAACTCGATGTGTTCATTATGTAAGGAATGTTTATCGTATTCGGAGAGCCGTCAAAACCTATATAATCGTAGACTATGCTCGCCGTCCCTGCTGTTATGTTCTTCCTCCAGAAGAACTCCATCTTTCCATTGTCATAAAACTG